TAATAGCGCCAGTTGTAATTGAAGTGGGGTTTGTGCCTATTTCGATTATTGCGGCCGCGTTATCTTCCGTAAATAGACGTTTATCAGCGACGTTGACCGCTAACTCGCCCTGCACTAAATCCGCAGCCGTAGGAACACTAGACGCAGTAGAGCTATTTTTCGTGACAATAACAGTCATTTCTAACTCCTTTAAAAATGGGTAGCCCCCGAAGAGGCTACCCGCGCTTTACGATATTGGGAGTTAAGCGTTGACCATCAAAGTGAGGGCCGCATCTGGACGGTAGGTCTTTACGCCAAAAATATTATCGGCTGTAAAAAGCGTACCAAGCCACTCTTGCTTGTACTGAGTTTGCGAACGAATAGTTTGCTGTTCAGCAAGAATAAACGCCTCTCTATGGAATAGAGTTGCCGCTTTAATCTCACCACCGGCACTGTTTTCCGCCGCTGTCTCTGTAGTTGAGCAATGCGTAGAAACATAAATGTCTATGCCATAGATGTTTCCAATTTTGCCGTTTTGAACGCCTCTACCGTCAACAAAGTCAGATGAAACGTATCTATCGATACCCATCATTGTTGAACGCAACGAAGGCGGAACAACAAAATATCTTTCATCAAAAGGCACATCGGCGTCATCTAATTTTTTAATTAGAGCTCTGAACGATGCGTCAGTTGTTAAATCGGCTGTTGTAATGGTGTCTACTGCGTAACTGCTTAGACCATTAGTAGCGTCAGTGTAGTAAGCATTTGAAGTAGCCCAAGCAGATCCGTCACCGTCACCGATAGACTTACCTAGTTGGTGCAACTCGAAATCTACTTTACGCGCAAGCGCATAGCCGGCATCGTCAGTGTAAAAACCGCGCATACTGGTTAGTGCTTGAACGTCAGTAATATCTTCAATGAGTTTTGAAAATTCAAAATGCTTGTCGATTAAAACTTGTACTTCGCCTTCAGTATTTGCCTGAACTGTCACCGCTACTTTTGCTTGTTTAGCGTGAGCCTCGCCGCGTGTTGGAGCAGGAATATGAACCGTATCTCCCTTCTTACCTACCATGGGTAATCTCTTGACAAGGCCGGCCATTACGAGCTTTTTCTCGTATGCGGCGCGGATCTCGTCCGACCAGAGTTCAGGTATAAATACCGCTTGTGTTGTATTGTCTGTAAAACCGCCTGTTGCGGGATAAACTGAAGTAGCCATTTTTTAGACTCCGAAATTAATTACGAACGACACGACCCTCGGCGTAAGCGGCAAGGATTTCTTTCTCCCTGTCAGCATAGGCTTGAGGATCCTCATTTTTGAGCTTTCGTATATCGGATGCCCTGTAGCGCTTTTTACTTACTGGTTCCGAGCTACCCGCGGCGCTTCCTGTTGAAGCAGCTTTGACGGACTCGGCTTTCGTTTGTTGCTCTGGAACAACATCAGGACTTGGTTTTGGATGATGCCGTTTATATTCGTCAAAAATATAATTGGCACTATCTACATTCAAATCTTGATTTGCTTCGTTAAACAACCTCATTCGCGTGTTATCGCTTCCCACCCAATCGACAAACGCTTGATCCTGGACAATTTCTACCATGTCTGGATGTCGAGCCATTATTTGTTGCGCCGCTTGTTGTTGCTTCATGGCGCGTAACTCTTCTTGCGTTTGTTTTAGAACTGGATGATCTTCAATTGACTGACGAATAGCTTTTTCAGGGTCATTGAAATAATCAAGCTCTTCTTTCGGCTCCGGCGGTTTATTAGCTTCGAGTTGTCCGTTAATGAAATTATCTGTTTTGCGTAAAGCATCAATCTGAACTCTGGCGTCTTTTACTTCCTGACTTTGCCGTCCAATCATTTCTTGCGCGTCAGTTAGCATTTTTTCCACTTCATCTCGAGACTTATCAGCAAACTTAGATTGAGGCGCCTTATCGACTTGCTCTGGTTGTTCCGGTTTTCCCAGATCTTCTATCGGGGCTGTCTCAGTCTGTTTTTCATTTTCGGGCTCTACGTTAATAATCGTCGCTGCCATTAATAATTAACCTCGCGTTATCAAGACCTGTTGGCTACCTTGTTAGAGAAAGACCTACGCGTCGGCTGCCTTTCTCTCTGCTTTGATTTTTTCCTGTCGCATCTTCGCCCATTTCCGCGTAGCAGTTGGATAATCACCGCTAATTGGATCAAGGATAAATCCGCCAAAGGAAACAACTCGAGTAGAGGGTGATCCGCAGATATCACACGGCACTTTTTTAATGTCAGAATCAATGAATTTTTCGAACAAATGCCCTTTCAAGCATCGAAAATCATAAATCCTTTTCATCAACCATGCTCTCTACTTGAGTTTCCAGTGAAGAAAGAAAGGCGATGATATTTAGTTGTCCCTTACGGAACATTAAATCATCGTTGTCTTTCGTTGCTTCAACTGAATTTATATTTACAGCGTTAGTATTGAGATCTTCGATTAACTGTTTCCAACCCGATGTCCTAAACATTTCAAACATTGAGTCGACATATTTTTCTTGATCCCTGTCTAACACAACAAATTTCTCCTTACACTAACACACGATCTAAATTAATACAAAATTCACCATTAAATTAGTATTGTTAGTATTTCAGTTACGCACATTTAATTTAGCCTCTTCAAGACCAAGTTTTTTCTCTTGAATTAGTGTTTCAGCAACTTTCGCTCTGCGCTCAAAATCTTTATCAAGATCGCCTTCCGCTCGCATTGTTGTTGCAATAGCCTTTAAGCGCTCATTTTCAAGCTCAGTCGGTATAGCTTGTGTCTCAGCCGCCAGTTTAGCCGCTCTCTGAGCCGACTCGGTTGCTTGACCATTAAGAGCCGCAGTTTGTGATTGCTTAAACTCTAAATCAGTTTGAGCAGCCGCTTGAGCCATCTGTTGCGCCTGTGGATCCGGTTGTGATGACTCTTGTATCACTTGAATTAACTGCTCTCTATTTTGCAATTGCATATTCTCAATAATTGACTGAATCAATATTGAGTACGTTGGAGAGTCTTGAGACATCGTTTGCAAAAGTTGTACTAATTGCGTGACTTCGTACTCACGGGCAATAATGCCAAGCGTAGATGTCACCTCGTAGACATAATCGTTTACCGGATAATTCTCTGAGTCGTATTGCATATACCGGCACGCGGCCGCCTTAACAAACGGAATCAAAAAGCTATCTTGAAAATTAATGAGCGTGCGCTTATGCCGCTTAATTATTGCGCCTAGCGACATACTGATACCCGCGGCTGTTGCCTCTCCGTTAATACCACCGCTTACACCTGTGGAATCGACAGCACCGGTCGAAGTCTGGACCATACGACTCAATGCTTCGGCTTGTGCAAATGTGATTTGCGACACTTGGCCGAAATTCATTGGTTGCAACGCCTCTCTCGGATCTCCGTTAGTCAGTAGAATCTTGCCGGCCCGTACTTCTGGTCGCGCTCCTCGAGGTATCATCGTTGCGTTCATCGCCATCATTGGCGCATTAGTCAACGCTAACGCATCAATTCGCGCTCTGAGCTCCGCATCGAGGGCTTTTTGCGACATATAACCCTTTTCGCACACACCGCGGCCCCAAAACCTTCCAGGAACAACATCCCACGGGAACGCCACGATTGGCCTATCTCCCATCATATATGGGTTAGTTTGAGCCTTTAAAATGACGTTTTTATTGGCAATAACGACGCAAGCCTCGACGTAATACTCTTTTTTTACTTTTGCTTCGACTTCGACGTCCATTTCTTCTTCAATTAACGCCTCTATATCCCCTTCTAACGCCTCAGTTACATCAGACACGCCTTCTTCGGCATCGAGCAGATAACGAGGCACTAAACCGTAGTATTTTGTGAGTCTAACTTTGCGATCTGGCTCTTGAGTTAGATTCGGATCGTGTTCTAACGCCTGATCGCCGTAGGTTTCAACGCCAACGTCAACGTCACGGTAAACGCCTTGCTCTTGTAGTAATTTTACAGTGTGTGGCGAGACGTACTCATCTATTGCAACGCCAATACTATTTTCAACACTGGTAGCAATAGGATCGATCAAAAAGTTTTGAGGTAATATTGGTCGCAACTTAACAACCATGCGCTCTATTTCACGAACTCCGACGACTTGCATATTGCCTTGCATTGGCTTTGCCGTCGGTGCGAGCTCTTTATCCATGTCCATAACGATTTCAGCAACGCCAGTGCCAAAAACCGCCGCATTAATTAGACATTCACCGACTTGTTGTCGAATTCGATGCTTACGGAAGTCCTCGTTAAGTTTTTTACGCAAATAAACAATATCGCTTGTATCTTCGTCTTGCATATTGTCGCGCATCGTAAAAAAATCACCGCGACCGAACGTAGCTTCCTCAATTTCAGCAACAGAGCTCTCTACTGCTTGCTGTAGTGCCGGCGAAATGATCTCAGACCGCTCGCTTGCGCGTGTTTTATCTTCGGACGCGTAAATACCACGCCATAGACGATAATATTCTTCAAATTTAGTCTCATAGTTCGAGTTATAGTGCTCACGCCACTTTTCGCATTTGGCAATTACCCAACTTTCGAGTGTATCGCTTTCGTAACTCGCATCATTCGTCAAATTGTCCATAGTTAGTACCCTGCCACGCTATCTAATAGCTTGTGGTCGTCAAATTCATAAACATGGTGATAACTCACTTTTTGTAATTGATCGATGTATGCGAGTGAGTCCACCAAATCATCATGCGTTAGCGGATCTGGAAACTGATAAAGCTCATCAAGAAACGTCTCGTTCCAGGATCCTTTGTTCAGTTTAATGGCGCCATTTTCAAAACGTCCTTGCAGAGCCCACATAACTCGATCCGTCTTGGATTTATTACCGTGGGTGAGCTCTTCAACGCGGAAATAACGATTATATTGCCGCATTAAGTCAGTAAGCGGACTAATTACCGCCTGTCGCGCTATGCCTTTCTCAATTCCAACCGAGATAGGCTGATAATCTCGAACCGCATTAAATATTTTTATCGCTGTTTCGTTTAAATCCCAACGGCCGTGTATGATGTCTTTAATCCACCAACCTTTTTGATTCACTTTGACAATAGAAATTGCGGTGTTATCGAGCCTTTTGTCTTTTGCTTTCGATTTTCCTACCTCAGAAAAACCCGCTAAATCGACCGCGATGTAATAATCGCCGTCTTGTGGCTCGTTTTCGTCAAACACGGTCCACTCTTCTTTGAACATTTCAGAGCCACGGGCCTCAAAGCTCGCCATAAACTCCTGTCTGAACGCATAGGACGACATACTTTTCTTAGCATTTTCGATTTCCTCTTTACGAATCAATTTGTTGTCGTAAGAAGTGAAATGCCAAGATTTCCATTGGTCGTCGTCACTATTCTGGCCATAAATGTACATTTCGTAAAAATGATTCCGTCCTGTAGGTGTTCCGATAAATAAAGCACGACCTTGTAAGTCAGCTAAACTCGGGCGAAGTATCAATTCCCAAACTTCCGGCCGCATTTCTGAGATTTCGTCACAGCACAAATAAAACAGCGAGATTCCGCGCATTGTCTCAGGACGGTCCGCACCCTTGAGCGAAATCGTTGAACCATTAATCAGTTTTATTTGCTGATTATTGATATGAGACGACTTTATTACCGGTTGTCCCACTTCGAGCAGCAAATTCCACATAATGTCACGCGCTTGTCCTTGTGTTGGCGCGACATAAAAAATATTTCCCTTGTTAGACTCTAAAGCCTTCGTAATTAGCAAATAAGCCGCTAAACGAGACTTGCCGGTACGACGACCGGCCGCAACAACCTTAAAGCGCGTATCATCGTTCCACACTTGTTTTTGCCAATCTAAAAGCGATATTTTTAGATCAGTCATTAGTAGGGCTTTGGCTTACCTTTTTTTCGCGGCATTACTTTTCCCTCATACCAACCAACTAACCGTGTGCTCATTAGTCCTAGTGGAAATCACACCTCGAAAATCATAGGTGTCAATTACCTTCACTTTTTCAACTACCTTAGTGACAGGCTTTTCAACTTCGACCAATTCCCTAGTCCTATCGACATGAGTTGTGACCAAAGGAACGGCTGAAACAGGACCAGTAGCTATCTCATTCATCAGGATATTGCCCCGTCTCTATCATCGTTGATAACGTAACAGCCCTTTGACCAACCTGTGTGCTCCAAATAGAATCCAGAAATTCAACCTTTGCTATTTGAAAGAAACTGTCGTCAGCTTTCTCGATTGCGTTTTCCATGGCCCCGAGAGCACGCTTAAATTTGCGTAGGCGTGTCAAACCAAGATTAAAGGCAATCTGAATAAGGGCGTCCGCCCTAACCTCGTCTAACTTTGAAAACCAAGGAAATTCACCGGTCAGTTCCTTAATGGTCCGCACAATGTCGTTATCCAACAACATATCGATTTCATCATCAGATAAACCTAGACCGCCATCAGCATCAATATTACGTCCGATGCCTATATGCCACTTGCCATTAACGTCGGTGTAGGCGTAATCCCGCTTTCCCTCATGCTCTTCAAGCATTTTCTTCAATTTCCGCATCCTGAATTACCTCGCCTTCAATTGGCTTAATGTCGTTTACAGTCTCAACGCCCGTTATCGTGATGTTGACGCTAGATCGACCGGTCAGTTGATCCCCTTCAAAATCTCGAATAGGCGCTATGCGGTCTATTAATAATTTCCAGGCCACAGCCTGATTCTTATGCGTATCATCCATAGCCGCATTTAAAATACTTTCAATAACTCGTTTGGAACTGCTCGAACGCAGAATACGCGTTCGAAATTGAGCCATTACTTCCCTATCACTCTTTTGTTGCGGTTTGGGCTTCGTCACGGTGACTTCGTGACCCTTTCTTGGACGCCCTCTACCGCGTTTAACAGGAACCGATATCGTTCCGTCTTGAACTTCTGCCTGAGTGCTCATAGTAATTTTTTAATGGTGAAAATCGTATCTTACTTTTTTTGTGGGGAGGGGGCTACTATTAATATTAATAGAACCGGCCACCCTCCCGCCCCCTAAATTCAAGGGCCGGCGCGAATCGAAAATCAAAAATAGCACGATTATTGTGCGTGACATTTGGCCGCGGATCCCATGGTAAGCGCACCATTTCATAAGCTATTGATAATATTAGGTTTGTTGTATCCATGGCGCCCACTATCTCGGCGGAATATTGGGCATTAAGCATAATTATTTATTGAGAGCTCGAGAGAGCTCGCCTAGTGCATTTTCAGAAGTCGAAAGATATGTCTGCTCGCAGTAGCCTATAGAGCTCTCAAAAGCGCTCACAATCCCAAATATCAGCACCATATAAATAATACGAATATTAGTATTAATGTCTTGATATGTTCGCCGATATCATTATTATAATGACCAAGCGTCACGGATACGCCGTGACACGCAACCGAGGAAAATAATTATGAATAATTTAGCCTTCGATCAATGGATACAATTAGAGCAGGCAATTAGTGACGAAATTGGCGTCGAGATTCAATTAAATGTCGACTGCGAACTAGCGCAATTCTTCGAGGAAGATGTTGCGCAAGATGGCAATGTACTCTCGCACTGGAAAGAACTCATTCTCTCCCATTATAGGACGTATGGACGCGTGCAATTTTTAAAAGATTATGCCGACGAAATATCACGAATTTGATAAACGAAATACAACCGAGGAAAAAAGTTATGACAATTTCAATCGAGACAGTAGCCAAGTACACCCGACAAAATACCGGTCGACACTTCTTAGATAGTGGCGACCATTACGGTCGAATATACGATAAACCATTATTCAAAAATTTAGCAGTTATGGACGGCGATTTTGGCGCCGTCATTTCCGTGACTCATCTACTAGCACAATTCGCGGAGATTCATCCGCTCCATAAGCAATTCTACAAATACGCCAACCGTCCCGAGAATGAGCGCGAACCATGGTTCGAGCTCGGCGACTCTTTTATGCGCGAACGTGGTTACACTCAATCATGCCGTGATAATACTTGCAACGGCGAAAATGATTTCGATCAAAATTTCGTATACGAGATTTGGACGCCCGAGCATAGCGGTTGCAGCGATTGGTGTTATGACGACGACGCAGTAGTTCTTATATACGCGCATACCGGTTGCGACGTCCGCGGCGGCTACGCGTCGCCTATGATCGTGACCTTCCCTGATTGCGAGTTCGCTATGCCGTTAGACTTTCAGTGCTCGCTCTATAGTGAACAATTAGACGATGAGCAAAACGAAAAATTACAAGTCAGTTATAGCGGCTACCCCATCGGTCAACTCGAAGAAATGGGATTTAAACTTGACGAGAAAAAACAAAAGTCGACCGGCGCCGATGACACGGCATGGTTTATAAACGACGACGGTAAATCAATCGAGGTATTTGCAGATTACACGGGGTGCTACTAATGAAACGATTAATAGCACTATTAATAATGAGAGACACTGATCATTTTAGATTATGGGCTCGAGCGCTCAATATTGCTTGCAAGGAATGGGACGGCCAGAGCCGTCTCAGCCCTTATGCACGCGTCGAGTTATGGGCTATTGGTATTTTGATGATTCATTAATTTTTATCGTCGAGGGCTCTCGAGAGAGAGCTCTCCGCGATAGTAATTACGCTATCTATTAACCGAGGAAAAAAGTTATGAATTTTGAAGATGCAATAGATGATGAAACATTAGTCGATTTTTCGACGGCGATAAATGAAATACAGTCACACAATATTTCCGATTGGGATGAAATTAAACAAATTTTAAAGTCGAGCCGCGTGTCGTACCGAGTCGACGATTCGGAATTAGGATTAGCGCCGGCGTTATATTCAACTAGAAAAATCTTGATCGAATTGGGGTATTAAAATGGATATTAAATACGCAAAAATCGGAAGTAATAAATCTAATGGCCGGATTTGGTTAGAAGGCAATAATCTTATTAAGGCCGGCTTCATCGAGGGCGCTCCCTATCGTCGAGTCGATAATATAGAGGGGCGTCAAATCTCTCTATTTTTAACCGCGGATAATCCGGCGGCGACGGACCGTAAAGTAACGGCCAGTAAACGCGGCGGAAAATCGCGACCGATTATAGATTTGTGTGATAGGACTATCACGGAAATTTTCGGCGATGCGCGTCGCGTCCGCGTCACGTTCTCGAGCGGACAGATAGTAATCGAGGCGCACCATGAAGAGAGAAACAAAGAAACACGCGAGGCGGCCTTTAAGAAGCGATACAAGGCCGGCCAGTTACGCGAGGCGTCTCTATTCACCGGCGGCGGCATATCGACGGAGGCGATTCATAGCGCGTTAGAAGAGGCCGGTCTAGTTGACGGCGCTTGTAAATGGGTTGCAGAGATCGAGCCCAAATATATCGAGAGCGCTCAGGCTAATTGCTTCGCGGTCGACGATACGACGGCGATTTTGACCGGTCCCGTCGAAGAGATCGAGCCGGAATTCTATAGCACGGTCGACGTCCTATCGTTCTCGATGCCGTGCGCCGGATTTAGCAAGGCCGGATCCGTGAAGCATAAACAGACTAGCGAAGAGCATAGCGGCTCAACATTATTCGCGACCGTCTCGGCGATTAAGGCTAGTAATCCGGCCGTGATTATTTCCGAGAATGTCGTCGAGTCACAATCGAGCCCGATGTATCAATTGCTAAGAGGCGAGCTCGAGCGGCTCGGCTATACAATCTTCGAGAGCATACTCGGGCCCGAACACACCGGATCCGTCGAGCACCGGCGCCGCTATTGGTTCGTCGCGATCTCGAGCGGCCTTGCGCCGAGCTCTCTCGAAGTGCCTTCCGTCGAGCTCAATTCTACGCCGTTAGCGCATTTCCTTGAATCTGTCGACGATTCCCAATTTTCTGAAAATCAATATTTGAAAGATAAATCTGTGCGCGATTCTCAAGCCGGTAAAGGATTTGCCAAGCGCCAATTGCTTACTGGTGACGAAACGAAAGTCGGCACTATCGGCCGGCATTATGCCAAGCGCCGGTCCACGGAGCCGTTCATCGTTCGCGACGACGGTAAAGAGCGGTTATTGACGCCGACCGAGCACGCACGCGTCAAGTCGATTCCTGAGCGATTGATCGCCGGTAATGGAATGACCATCGCGCATCAAATACTGGGGCAATCTGTAGACTTTTTGCAGCCCTACAATCTAACACGGGCGCTGCTAGGCGCCCTTTAATAGAGGATAAAACAATGGTGATAGGTGGTTTTAAATTAGACGATAACGGCGTTTATGGGATAACCGTAAGCGAATACGAGGCCGGATGGTCATTCTTTTTGGACGGCGACGACGCCGAGCAGTTTCGAGACGAATGGCGGAAAGCCGCGGAATATGGATCCACGTTTCGTGACTTTTTAATCGACCATGAATACTACACGCTATTTCAATAAGTCGATTTTACGGGGTACTAGCAATAGGGGTACTCCGTTTAAATCGCTCTACGGCGCTCTCAGGAGCTCGAAATTTAGACAATTGAGGAAAATGTTATGAATAAGCAAGAAACCAAGATTTTATTACAAGAGACATTAAACCGGATAAATCAACAATCTGATGGCGATTTGCGCCTAGTCTGCATGGAGCGATGGAAGCGATCTATGCAGCAATGGCTCGATGGCGACTATGATCTCGTCGAGCACAATCTGATGAAAGTTTCCGCCAGGATCGAAAATACTCGCGAGTTAAATAGCAGTTATGCTCTAATGCGGGAGCTCTACGGCGATTTAGCGCCCTCGGCGACTAATGTTACTGAATTGAGGAATTAAGTTATG